GCTATCATAGATCCAGCACAGTATGATTCAATTTGGAATGATCGTTGGCTCAAAGAATACGCAACAGCACTGATCAAAAGAAATTGGGGAAATAATTTAAAAAAATTTTCAGGTGTTCAGTTACCCGGTGGCGTAATGCTCAATGGTCAACAAATATTCGATGAAGCAGAGAAAGAAATTGAAGCACTAGAGCAAGAAATGCAAAGTAAGTATGAAATTCCAGTTGACTTCTATCTAAATTAGTGAGATTCGAAAATCGCTACAAATTTATATTTCAATAATTACAACTCTTCACCAGAACAAAGACTGGTTGAAGATTTGATGCTTGAAACCATTAAGATTAATGGTATCGATTGTTATTACATTCCGATTGCTAACGAATCAGATCGTGATTTAATTTACGGTGAAGATCCGCTGAAGCATTTCAATGCTGCATATCCACTTGAAATGTATGTGACAAACGTAGACGGCTATGAGGGTGAAAGAGAATTCTTCTCGAAGTTTGGTTTAGAGATAAGAAACAATATGTCTGTTATCGTAGCAAAACGATCTTTTGCTCGATGGGTACCGCAAACATACGTTAGACCGAGAGAAGGTGATTTGATTTACGTTCCGTTCCTCTCTCAAAGAGGTGAACTATATGAGATTCGTTACGTCAATTACTCGGAAGCATTCTACGTTCTGGGCAACAAGTATCCGTATTTCTATAAACTAGAACTAGAGAAGTTCAAATATTCACAAGAGAAGATCGATGTTGGTATCGAAGAAATCGATAACGTTGTTGTAGAAGACGCTTATAACATCACATTAATGATGACCGCGAATAACGCATCCAATAATTATACTGTCGGTGAAGCTGTCATGGCAAATGGTTCTTCGCTCAATTCTGGTACAGTTGCATATTGGGATCGATCAGAACTCAAGTTGAAGATTACAGATTTGAAGGGTTCATTTACAAACAATGCAATTATCAGAGGAAACACAAGCAGTGCAACATTCAGAGTTTCTACAACTTGGGATACATTGACTGATCCGCAAGAACGAGAAATGTATGACAACTTATTGATTGAAAATGAAGCAAATGATGTTGTCGTAAAAACAGAAATTAATCCGTTCGGTCTGCCATCATGAGTTATAGTTATCACAGAATCATAAGAAAAATGGTCGTCGGTTTCGGCGATCTATTCAACAACATCAATATCTCAAGATATGATTCTAATGGTGTTGAACAAGAAAAGTTTCTAGTACCTATCCTCTATGGCGGAAAAGAAAAATATGTATCTAGACTTGAAGATGATCCGAACTTAGATAAGAAAGTTCAAATCACTTTACCTATCATGTCATATGAAATGGTGAATATGAAATATGACGCATCTAGAAAATTAGCGTCAAACAAAAGAAACACATATAGTAACGGCGAAACAAATACAACTCTCGCAGTTTACAATCCTGTTCCTTTTGATTTCGAATTCGAACTGTATGCTTATGTAAGAAACATTGAAGACGGCGCGCAGTTGATGGAAAAAATAATTCCATACTTTACACCCGACTATACAATTTCATTAAATTTAATTCCAGAAATGGGTATCGTGAAACAGATACCAATCATACTAAATGATGTAACGCAAACAATCGATTATGAGGGTGAATTTGATTCTAAAGTTCGCATTATCATATGGACTTTAACATTCACGGTCAAAGGTTACTTATACGGTCCGGTTTCTGAACCTAAAATTATACGAACATCAATTACAAATATATTAGATGATAATAGACTAAAAGAAAACTTTTTCAAAATTGGTCTTATAGAAGGTTTTGGTGATTATCAATTCAACGAAACAGTCTATCAAGGTTATTCTTACGACACTAGCACCTGGTCCGGAAATGTTACTGATTGGAACAGCACTTCAAACACACTAGTAATCAGTAATTTCAATGGTAATTTTGTGACAGGTTCAAACGTTATTGGCACAATTACAAATTCTACGTGGAAAGCAAACACTATAAATTACACTCCAAACAATACAGTGCGAATAACAATAACACCAAATCCATCGAATGTAATAATGCCAAATAATTATACATACAACACAACAATAACAGAATTTCCAAACATAACATAAAATGTCTAAATTTGAAAAAAATATGGAAGAAGTTTTTGATGTTCCAGCTAAAGTTGTAACTGATATAAAACCGACAAATCAAATCACAACAATATCTAAACAATTCGAGGTCGAACAAATGGAAGAAGACCTCGAAAAAGATTATCAAGAATCGCGTAAAACATTAAAAACTTTAATCACAAAAGGCAATGATGCAATTGATCATCTTTTAGGCATCGCTACTGAAACAGAACATCCTCGCGCATTCGAAGTTGTTGCAACACTCATCAAAAATACTGCAGAAGCAAATGAGAAACTTTTAATGATGCAGAAAACAATGCGTGAATTGAAAAACATTAAAAGTAGAGACAGTAATTTGAATGTCGATAAAGCAATTTTCGTCGGATCTACTTCTGAATTATCAAAATTGGTAAAAGAATTGAAGAATAATGGCAACTAATAAAGAAAGTTATCGTGACAATGTTTTACTCAAACGTGCTGGCGTAGAACTCTCATACACACAAGAACAGATAGATGAGTATCTAAAATGTTCTGTTGATCCGGTATATTTCTCCGCAAAATATATCAAAATCGTCAACGTCGATAAAGGTCTTATGCCCTTTGAAATGTGGGACTTTCAGAAAGAAATGGTGCGTGTCTATCACGAAAACCGTTTCTCAATTGTAAAGTGTCCTCGTCAGGTCGGTAAAACCACAACTTCAGTTGCATATCTTCTTTGGCTTACACTTTTCTCAGAATCACAAAACATTGCTGTTCTAGCAAACAAAGGTTCTCTCGCAAGAGATATCTTAGCAAAATATCAACTTGCATATGAAAACCTACCACAATGGCTTCAGCAAGGCGTTGTCACATGGAACAAAGGTAACGTAGAACTTGAAAACGGCTCAAAGATTATTGCATCATCAACTTCAAGTTCTGCGGTTCGAGGCGGCTCTTTCAACTTAGTTTTGCTTGACGAATTCGCTTTCGTTCCAGCCAACATCGCTAACGAATTCTTCACATCAGTATACCCAGTTATCTCTTCCGGTAAAACGACAAAGATCATTATCGTATCGACACCAAACGGTATGAATCTATTTTACAAACTTTGGATGGATGCTATCGGCAAGAAGAACGGTTACAAGACATTTGAAATTCACTGGTCAATGGTACCTGGTAGAGATGAGATATGGAAAAAAGAAACAATCGAGAACACTAGTGAAGAACAATTTAGACAAGAATTTGAATGTGAATTCTTGGGTTCAACGAACACACTTATCTCCGGTTCAAAACTTGCACAACTTGTTTATAAAGAGCCAATTGCAAGGCATGACAAACTTGAAATATATGAAATGCCAATTAAAGAAGACTCAAATGAAACTCAACTCGATCACATTTATGCAATAACTGTTGATCCGTCTGAGGGTAGAAACTTAGATGCTTCTAGTTTTTCAGTCATAGATGTTTCAAGTGTACCATATAAACAAGTTGCAAAATATAATTCATCTTCAATATCACCAATGTTGTTTCCTACAATCATATACAATACGGCAAAAATGTACAACAATGCGTATGTTCTAGTTGAGATAAATAACACACCACAGATCGCGGACACATTACATCAAGATTTAGAATATGAAAATGTAGTAAAGATTGAAACTGGAAATAAAAAAGCGCAATCTATGGGCACAGGTTTCGGTCGCGGTATTCAACTTGGCATTAAGATGTCGCCGCAAGTAAAAAGAATTGGTTGTTCTAACTTAAAAACACTCATTGAAAATGATAAACTATTAATCAACGATTTCGATACGATATCACAATTAACAACTTTTGTATCAAGTCTCAATAGTTTTAAAGCAGAAGAAGGTTCGAATGATGATATTGTTATGACTCTTGTTTTATTTGCATGGATGACAACACAGCAATATTTTAAAGAAATTGTCAACCATGATTTAAGAAAACAAATGCAACTTGAAATGCTCAATCAATCAGATGAGGAAGTTCCGTCTTTTGGTTTATTTGACGATGGCTTAGATAAAAATTATGTTGTTGAGGGTGGTGATGTTTGGTTATCTAAAGAAGAATCTGAAAATTTCTTCACATTTAGATAAAAAATGCTATTTTGATAAATATAAGATAAGTTATTACTGCCAAAAATAACGATATAAAGGAGATATAAAATGGCATTTCAAGTTTCTCCAGGAGTAAATGTATCAGAAATTGATCTTACTACTGTCGTACCTTCAGTTTCAACCACTGCTGCGGCAACCGTTGGTCAATTTCAATGGGGTCCAGCAGAAAAAAGACGTTTGATTACATCAGAAAACGATTTGGTAAATGTTTTCGGTAAACCAGATGGTAATACAGCAGTATCTTTCTTCTCTGCTGCGAACTTTCTTGCATACGGAAATAATCTACAAATTGTAAGAGTTGCTAATACTGGTTCAAACAATTCATTAATTCTTGCTAACACAAGTCTGCACGCCGGCGGTGGTGCTAATGCACAAAATTCCGGAACCGCAAACGCCTTAGCTAATATTGCTGCTGTTAAATTGATTAAAAATGAAGATGTGTATGATCAATCATATGCATTAACAGATTCTTATCTTGCAACATTCGCTGCAAGATATCCAGGTGCTTTAGGAAACACTCTTAAAGTTTCAGTTTGGGATGCTAACACAGCAAATTCAAATGTTTTCAACTCAAATAATGTGGTCGACCCAGCAAATGCGACGCCACAATCTTTCTCAGCATGGACATATAAGAGTTATTTCCCTTCAGCGCCGAGCACCTCGACATTTGTTTCATCTCAAGGCGGAGCAGACGATCAGTTTCACTTGGTCGTTGTTGACGAAGATGGTCTATTCAGTAACGGAGTTAAAGGAACAGTTCTCGAAGTATTTCCGTTCCTCTCTAAAGCATCAGATGCAGTTTCGGATGATGGCTCTTCAACATACTACAGAAATGTGATTTCTGAACAATCTAGATACATTTATTCATTAGGACCATTAGAAACACGTCCGCAAGCGAACGTTGCAAACGGAGCTACTGCATTCTCTAGCACTATGACGAACTGGGGTTCCACAGCAAGTGGCACTTCTTTCTCTGGTTGCTGCATGGGTAGTGCAAATACAGGCGCAACATTCTCATTCAAAGACGGAAGAGACTTGGTCATAAGTGATACAGAATATACAACAGGCATTGATTTGTTTGAAAACAAAGAAGAAGTTGACATCTCTCTGATTGTTACTGGCGCGGCGTCTGATACATCACAAGGGGACTGGATCGATTTAGCAGGCACAAGAAAAGATTGCATCGCATTCGTTTCACCGCCTCAAACAGTTGTGACTTCTGCAACACCTGCAGATGTAGTATCAACTTGGATCAATACTGATCTAAACAAAGCCTCTTCATATGCTGTAGCTGATTCTGGTTGGAAATATCAGTTCGACAAATACAACAATGTTTACCGTTGGATTCCACTCAATGCAGAT